CGGTGGTTTCAGCTAAATTAGCTTTGGCTTGGGCTGAAATATCAGCAGCGGTAATGGCATTGGCTTGGGCTAAAGCCGCTGCTGCATATAAATCATCAGGTGCAGGTGTCCAATCTGTTGCTTTATTGCCTTTTTCTAGTTTTATCGCTGTAAAATTCCAGCTATCTGTAGCGGACTGATTGTTGACTAAAAATAAGCCTAAACGTCTGTTAGTTGTCCCAGCAGGAACAGTAATTGTTTTAGAATAAACCCCTTCTGATACCAGTGGTATTGCGCCCGTACCAAAAGAACCACCATTAAACCATAACCCAAATCGCTTAGTGCCTGGAATGCTCCCAAACACTGTGACTTGCAACTGCTCACCCGCAATAAAATCTCTGCTGGCAGTAAAATAACTCACATTATATGTTGTTCCAGTTTTAGGTTTTTTACTCTCTAAAACTAAATTTTGACCACCAACCACAATCGCATTATTGTCAATTCTGCTGTCACCGTAATTTGTTGTATCACTTACTAACAGCCAATGTGAATAGTTAATTCCCCCTGTAGCCTTAGCTGTTTGGCAACGCTTAATTGCGCCTCCAACATCCCATAAATCACCTACATCATACGGCGTAACAGGAACATCCACAAATACACGGCGTTTACTGTCTGCGGTGTCTTGCGCTTTGGCCGCATCTGCCAAGGCTTTAGTTACATCGCTATCATCAAGCTTGTTCCATTGATAAACGGTTGCGTTTATCATAAATCTATACGCATGACCTGTTACATTGTCATAGTACAAATCGCCCAAATGGGTATTTTTATCACTTGAGGTTAACCAGGTATTAGCGGGCGCATTTGAAAGCGTAGGCACACCATCTAAAAACCAAGTTGTGATCGCCTTATCAATTTGCGCTTGTAATGCGGCTTTTTCACTGGCATAAAGCGAATCACTTACATAGCTGGTTAGCTGTGAATCAACATAGCCTTTCGCGTTAACTTCTGCTGCATCAGCTTTGGCTTGGGCATCATTAATGGCCCGTTGCTCTTCGGCTGTTACTATGCCATCAGCGTAGGCTTTGGCGGTGGTTTCCGCTAAGTTAGCTTTGGCCTGTGCATCATTAATCGCGCGTTGTTCTTCGGCTGTTACTATGCCATCAGCGTAGGCTTTGGCATTGATTTCCGCTAACGCTGTTAACGTATCGGTATAATTTTTACTTGCCGCTTGAGCTACTGCGTTGCTGATGCGTACATCATCATAATTCGTTACATCAGCACCGTCTGCGGGTAAGGTTTCCCAACCTGCGCCCACTCGTATTAATTCAGAGTCGGGTACTTCTTCAAACAGTAAATAATCAACTTCAGCTACGCCATTGCCACCAGTATAATTAACAATAAACATGGGGCGTACATACTTAGTGTATGACTTGAAATTGTTATGATTTGGCCCGATGCCTGTTATAACGCCCTCAAATACACGCCAACCATCACTTACCTTGGCAGTATGACCAGATACCGCGACATATCGACAAGTACCCGCATGTTCAGTGTGATGGTTAAAATCTTCATCTAAACAACACACCCCAGCATAAATAAAAGCACCCCCTATAGTTGGGGCTTGTGTTTGTCGCATACGAAAGCGCACACGGTACTTTTTATTCACATCAACAGGGATAGCATCACGCCCATAAACCCACTTTTTATATGTTAGCTGTGCGCTATTCGCGCCGTTTTCGCCTGTTTTTACAATACTGACATGGGCATGGTTAATGGCTGCTGTAAATTGTCCTGAGCGAGAAAATGACCACTTATTCAAGCCCTCTTCAAAGGTAGGGTCGCCAAAACGTTGATAACTCGAATGAGGGTAACTAATCACAAAGTTAAGAGTTAAAGGGGAAGACTCAAACAAGCTATTTCTAGCGGATAATCGCGCTTGGTAGTTACCTATGCTTAAGCCGTCAAGCGTCTGTTCATTTTCTTCTACTGAAAACGACTTAACTAATGTTGGCCCTTGGTAAATTTCTAGTCGATACTCACTCACTAAAGTGTCATTAGCGTCATCCCACGTAAAAACACCTTGCTGTGTTTCATGGTTGGCTTGCTCGGTAAAGGTTAAACCTGTTGGTTGGGTTAAATCAGTAGGCAGCGCAAAACTGGTATCAGCATATTCTTCAACAACATCTGATACAGCCCACGGGTAAATTGTATTTTGGTGTTCAATACCCTGGAAGTAACAAAGGCCAGAATCTAAATCTATTTCAACATATTCAACATAAAAGGGTTTTGCGTTCCAACCGTCAATTTTACTATCTAGTGTTACAACAGTACCTGGTACCACCACAATAGTTTCAGGTAAGCCTGCCCACTTAGCACGTATATCTTGTCTTGAACGGTATAAAATCACCCGTCCCATTTGAATAGCTTCAGCTTTAATACCAATGGTTTCAAAGGTAAACTCACCCACTAACTGCCTATCTTCACCGCCTGGGGTACCGCCATCTTCAATGCGTAAGGCTTCACGTTCAGTGCTGCTTTGGGGTACGGTAACTTCATCCATTTCACCTGTTAAATTATTTCTAAACTTAACAATGACTTGGTTATACCTTTCGTTATTACTGCCACCATCTGATACAACAGCACCCTTTAAATTATCTGCAGTAAAGGCAAACTGTGGCGTTGTTTCTTTTTCTATTTTTAATGCGTACTTGCCGTCGTAATCAGGCAATATTGCGCGCATACCTGCCAGCAAGTCATCAACGTTGTCTTTAATTTTATTATTTGTATCAATTGACGCATGGCAGTTGAACAAGTTCTCAGTTACTACAACGTTTTCAGTGCCTTCGGCAAAACGAATCCATTGCCTTAATTCACCATCAAATATGGTTTTATAAACGGTTTGAGTATAGCTGCGCTCAGTTTCAGTAAAATCAGCTTCTTCAATAAAACTATTCGTCAGCAACCTTTGTGCGTTTAACCCTTTGCCAAAACGTGCATTAGTAAAATAATCTAAGGTACATAACGGCACATTACTAGAAAACACATGTGAACTTGTTCTTGGGTCATGAATTTTTCGGCCATCCACATCAACTTTAATACTTGGTTCACCTTGCCACCAATCGCCTTTTTTATTCATTTTTAAACGCACATACAAATACGCAATGCCGCTTAACTTAGCAGTAGAACGCCACCTACTAAATGCTGCACCCAGCGTACTACAATAGGCTTGATCATCACTGCCGTTAAACCGTTCAATATAGTAACGTTCATTATTAATTTGGGTTTCAGGAATATCATTAAAATACACAGTACCAAGGCGTTCAACTTCACCTTCGCATACCACACAAATCATGTGTAAATAATCATTCCATGCGCCACCACTGGTGTCGGTGGTCACTTTTAACACTTTAATGGTGTCTACTTTTTTTTGATGACCGTACACCACACGAACATGTTGATTCGTTCCGTTTTTCTCAATATCAAAGCCAGTTTCAGCAGACGCTACTTTAGGTTTTAACCAGCCAGTTACCTTTTTCCAAATTTTTGAAAAAATACCCATTACTTACGCCCCCACGGATACTGCTTACCGCTTTCAGCAGCAAAATCAAAACCTGTATCATTAGGGAAGAATCTGTGCTGGCTAGCAGGGGTGGTTCTACGACCACCTTTTTGTGACCAATTAGCAAATTCACTGGCTACCTTTTGTTCAATAATGGCTTTACCTTTTTCAGGGTCATTAGTGATTTTAGGCGCTCCCTCAAGCACCATGGTCGGCAGCTGAATAGGCTCTCCGGCAATAGCATAATCAGGTTTTAAAATAGCAATAAACTGTTCAACTAAACGGCCTGTTTGCACGTTATTACGTAATATAGAAACTAACGAAGGTTCAACCGCATCAAGCATTAAAGTTGAACGATTCGTGCGTATATCAATACTAAGCTTTGGGTTACCTATCTTTAATAACTTACCGTTTGCTACATAAGTATCACCGTTATAAACCACATCAAAAGCCGTGTTCGTTAGAAATACAGGGGTAGGCGTATAGTTAATTTTCAACAGTATTGCGCGGTAATGGTCTTGCTTTAACCAAGTTAATGTTTCAGGGTGTAAGGCTCTCACTAAAAAGCCTCCAACACAGTAAATTCAACTTGGGCAACATTGTTTTGTTTGCTTTTAAGTTTTGATATTTTGCCTTTTCTGCGCACAGTAAATTTCAAATCATTTACCGTGATCACTTCTGCAGATAAAACACTTTTAATTAGCGGGGGGAATATCGTTCCTTGGTTGCCTGCAGCATCTTCAACCATATAAACTTTAGCGTGGCCTGCACATTGAATAAAATCACCAATGGCGGGTTGATAGTTCACAAAGGTAATATCCGTAGTGCCAATCGGTAAGTTAGCATTCGCTTTAACAACACCCGTCACTACACCATTAGCACTGTCATAAATAGGCAGTTGTATTTCAAATTTATCAACCGTTCTACGGGCACTTAAAAAGGCCCATAACGCACGCGCCACGGGTAAACGCTCCCACACACTTTTAACTTTAAATTCAAAACGCTGGGCACCTGTTGAAGTACTAATGGTTTTCAACGACTGTGATTCACTCAAGTAATCAGGTGCGTTACTTGCAGGCTCAATACTACTAAACTCAAGGCTTGGATAAGTACGCATTAAAAGCTTTCTCCTTTATCATCTTTATACTGCTGAACAAGGCTGGCAATATGGTCAGCGTGTTCACTAAGCTTTTCATCAAAATCAACTTCACCTTCCGTCGCAATGTTAGGGGAGTAATTGATAATCACATCGCCACCGCGCTGACTGTCACTCCCCCCAAAACCACCACCATTTAACGCTTGCTTTAAATCAGCATTTGTTCGGCTATCAACTACACGTTCGCCTCTATCTAATAACCAAGTTCCCTCTTTAGGTACTTCAGTGATCCCGTCATGAGCCATACCAGCTAAACCTGCAACACCTGCTACCATAGGCGAAGTTACTGCTAATGCGGCAGTCATCGCACCAGGTGCTAAAGCTGGGCCAATCACAGGAATAGCAGCAGTAGAAGAAAACGCATGAATACCAGCAGTTAAAGAGGCAGCCTGTGCTTCTGCTGTTTTACCTAGTCCAGCGGATTTTTTAATCGTTTTTTCTATCGCAAAAAGAGCCAACCTTTTAACACCAATTTGTACTAAACCTGAAATCACTTGGCCCACTGCGGCCCTTGCAATGCTCCCCATCGCATCACCAAAGTTTTTACCCTCTAAAATGGCGGTTGATGTAGCATCACCAATACCTTGAGCAAAATTATTAAAAGTGTTTCCCCACATCACATCAAAATCCTGTGATGTACTAGCAATGTGCTCTTTCATCTGCTCCCAAAAGGGCAATTGCTCTTCAGTAGCAACAGCCATGGAATCAGCCTTTTGAGCCAACAATTCAAGGTGGGTACGTAATTCATCATTAATGCCTTGTAAGCTGCCGTGTTCAATTTCAAAGGCTAGCTTGGCACTTTCTGAAGCCTCACTGGTTAATTGCCCTTTACGGGCTAACGTTTGGGCGTAGCTTTGGGCAGCTTCATTTAACTGTATCGCTTGGTTTTTTGCGGTGTTATCTGCTAAAGCATTGGCGCGTTTTTTATCAATTTCTGCAGCTAAATTATGTAAGCTTTGTTTTTGTGCCGGCAACAGGTCTTTGTACTTACCTACTGAGGTTTCATATTCTATTTTGGCCAGCTCTGTATTTTCACCAAGCAAGGTTTTTTGCTTTTGTAAGGCGGATAACTGCAGGGCGTAACCATCTAACACTTTAGGTGGTACAGGTTTGTTTACTGGCTTTGTATCGGCTGGTTTTGTTTTTAATTTTTCGTCAGGGTTATTCACAATACCCTGCAAGGCCGCTATGGTTTGCGTAAGTTGGTTAACCTTGTCAGTTGCTGCCGACACATCACCTGCAGTGACTTCTTTAAAGAAAGGGTTTTCAAAGCGCGTGCGGGTTTCATTTTCTAATTGCTTAGCAAGTTCAAGTTGCCCTTTATAGCGAGCTAAAGCACCTGTTGCTTGCTCAAATGTATAATTAGCAAAAGGGTTTAGTTTTTCATTTTCTTTATTTAAACGCTCAGCCTCGTCTGCCGCTTCACCTGTTGATGTAGCAAACTCATACATACCAAAAGCAGCTAATGTTAATAAGCCTGGTAAGCCACCGACTAAACTAGACATTACCCCCAAGCCTTTTCGAGCATAGCCTAGTTTTTGCGTTGCTGTTGCTAGTGTTGTACGTGCTGAAGCAAGGCTGCGTTCTGAAGCTGCAGCTTGCCCATTAGCAATCGCTAAATTTTTTACCGCAGATGAACGGGCATAAGTATTAGTGGCATTTTCTAACTGACGTTTAGCCGCAGCTTGTTCTTGAATGGCACGCTGTTGGGCTGACTTTGCCAATTTTAGCTCTGCAGCCGCTAAACTTTCATCGGCCAGTGCTTGCTTGCGTGAAGCCAGCGTACTTTTAGCAGCCGCAATGGTTTTATTTGAAAGCGCATTTAATGCATGGCCTGTTGCTGCCACTAAACCTATTTGTAGTACATCAATAACCGTGTCAGTTTCTTCTCGCAGCAGTTTCAAGCCTGATGCTAAACCGTCTAATGTGGGTAACAAAGCACCCTCTATAGGTTGCTCTAACTCAACGGCTAATAATTGGTATTCACGTTTTATATTACGGTATTTGGTATTAATATTATTAGCAACGGCTTGGGCGGCACCGTCATACTCTTGTAAGGCGGTCACTAAATGTTTACCAAACACTTCAGACGTTAACTTACCATCACCAATCAGTTGCTTTAAGCCTGCACTGGTTTCTTGCCCTGCAGCTCTGGCTATTTTGCTCATTAGATCAGGAAGTGGCTCAGTTACCTGCCTAAAGTCTTCCATGTTGACAATGCCAGCACCTAATGCCTGGCTTAAACCATAATAAACTCGTTCTAAATCAGCATTGCTGGCACCATTACGCGCGGCAGCATTTGAAAGCCCTTCAAGCATCGCTCTGGCGCGTTCATCTGTAATGATTTTCTCTTGAGTTAATGCTGATAATCGGCTGTAACCATCGGCTAAACCATTTAATTCTTTAAAGTGTTCTTCTGATAAGCTAATCAGCCACTTTTCTTTATTGGCATAATCTGTCGCATCAACAGACAAACCTTGTAAACGGGTACGAATATCTTGAAAGGCAGCTAGTTCCTGAGTTAACCCCGAAGCTAGTTGTGCGCCACCAAACCCAGCAGCAAGTCCAACTAATGAATTTCTCACGGCACTGGCCGTTTTGTTCATTACCGTTAATCTATTGCTACTATCATCAATAGCGCGGTTGAATGTGCGAGTTTGCACGGCTGATTGTTGAGCAGAGTGTCCAAAGCGCCTAACGCCTTGTTCGTTTTGATTAATTTCTGACTTAAACTTGCCTGACTTAACATCAAAAACAACGCCAACTTTATAATTCATCAATCAACCTTGTTAAGCTTTCGTGCGGCAGCTTTGCTCATTACGCGTAGCTGTTTGTATAGTTCGGTATTTATGTTGCGCTGTGCTAATTCAGCGTCACTTTGTACTTGTTGTAAATCTAACCCTAAACACTGACCATCGGCTCTGTAGCGCATTAAATCACCCACTTCATTAAACCAAATCACTGCAGGCCAATTCATCGGTAAAATATCAATGCGTACCTGTTGTTTTAATTCATCAATAATGTGCTGCGGGGCATTTAGCCGTTTCATTTCCCTTATCGTGTCATTTGAAACCGCTTCAGGTGCTGCCCATCCGTGGGCAGCTTCAATTAGTTTTTTACTGGTGCGCCTACTGCTGCACTGTGGTAAGCATTTAAAATACAACGACGAACAAAAGGCAAAGCAAGCAAGGCTTCAACATTGTCTTCATTAAACGCCAGGGCTTGGCCGTCAACACCACTCACATCTCGCCAGCCACGCAAAGCTTTTCTAATAACAGCAATATCACCTTTAAGCGCCAATTCGTCGTATTGTGCTTGCGTTAAAATTTCCAACTCCATTGAGCAGCCATGCTCAACTACTTGGCCGTCATTCACAGGCTCACTAATAACAACAGGCCACCAAACTACATTTTTTTCTTTTAATTGAAACATGGTTAAAAGTCTCTTAAATCAATAATAAATAAGCGTTAAACACAGGTGCATTGTGTTTATGTAAATTGTGTTTATGTAAATTGTGTTTATGTAAAGGTAAGTTTAATTTCGTCGTTACCTGCATTGGTTGGAATAAGCGTTAAGTCCATATCTAAACCTGTGGTTTTATCCTGGTCTGAATATTTAGTGCCGCTCACTTGTACGTTAGGGCAATCCACTGTAATCGTCAGCCCTGCAGTATTACCGTGGGTTATCGTTAATGCGCCGTTGTTATTTTCTTTGGCATCAACAAAATAGTTATGTTGATCAAGCGCTGGTGCTTCAATCGAAACCGAGCCTTTTGCATCACGGTCGTTTAACTCAATTTTTTCACTCACTAACGTTTGTGTGTATTTAACCGCTTGGCCCACATCAAGCTCTAACTTGTAAGGCTCAGCTGCATATCCCATCAGCGCAAAACCAGAAGTACGGCCCTTACCTGATAACGTTGGCTTTTGCCATGTCGACCAATCAGCTGTTGGCACAGCAACAATGGCAGGGTCTACGTATAAGCCAATCACATTAAATTCAAAATAAGGAATGCCTTTTTCCATCATGTACTTAACTGAAGCTCTCGCCCCTGTCATTGCATGTAACGTAGTGCCTTGGTAAAAGTAAACCGTCGCACTTTCTTGGTTAGTATCTGCCAACATATATTCAACAGACGTACCAGGGTCTATCACTTCAGCAAAGCCAGCACTACGTAACATGCTGCCCACGGATGGTGGTGTACCTAGTGTTCCAGAGCCTTGCGCTTCTACTTTAAAGTTCAGCAATACATGAGCGCCAAACACTAACTTTTCATCAGCGCCCAAATAAGGCTTAACTAAACCACGTTCTAAACTTTCAGCTTCCAGGGGCGTAAGCTCTACGTCTTTACTTAACACCGCATCAGTACCTAGCGGTGATGCATTAACGCCATAGGTTGCTTCAATCTTCGCTAAAATCAGCTTTTCATCAAATCGCATCGTTATTCACCTTTTGCTTGTGCTGACGTAGCAGCGGGTTTAGTTTGAGAAATCAAATCAAGATCACCCGTTTCCTTATTTTTAACGTATGAACCACCTTGTTTAGGTTGTTTTACCGTTTCAGGTGTTGGTGTTTTTTTGGTTGTAGGCTTAGACATCACAAGCTTCCTCTAAATGTTCAGTGGTAAAACGGTTCATCCAAAACAACTGTCTGTCTTGAATTTTATACATGCCGCTTTTGGCTAATAAAAAAGGGGTATGGTCATCACTTGGCGACCAACCAAACACGTATTTGCGTACCTGTTTGTTTAATTCATCTAACACTAAGCTGTCTTGAGTTAAACGGCCTGTGCCTCGGTAACCCACCAAAATACCAACAAGGTCTGTTACATTCTGGCTAGGTGGCCCCATTTGTCTGTTGTTGGTATCAGGCGTAAAATCCAGCTCAACCACAAAAGCCACGGTTTGGCTAGTTAATGGCTTACTTGTTACATCTAAAATTGATGTAGCAGGTAACACACTGGCAAACAACGGCTTACCGCGTTGGTCTTTCATGTTTTCTACACGTTTGATCAAGGCGTTAATCATGGCAGCATCGCCTGCATGAACGTATCCACTTCATCGTCAACTAACGTCAATTGCTGCGCAGTAATACCAATAAGTTCACGTTTAGGCATAGTGACCGAATGCCTACGGCCTGTTTTACCGCCAAATTGATGGATAGCCGCATACACTTCGTTGCTACCGTATTTCAATTGGTCAGCAGTTACATCTTCATGAAATGAGCTAAGTAAAATAGCGGTATCGGTCATCGTTTTACCGCCATCTTCAATGGCTCGCTGCGACGCTTGCCAGCGTGTACCATCAGGTGCTCGCTCTTCCTCAAAACGTTCTGCAGTATCTAAATCAAGTGCTTGACCAATGCCATAAAGCAAAGCTTGGGTATCTAAAGTCCCTAAATTTTTAAACGCTTGAGTTAACCCAGCAGACGGCTCAAATGTAATATTTACACCAGCCATGTTAGCGACCAAAACCGTCAGTTAAGCTTTTGCCATGCGGTCGGCAAACTCTTGAATGTGAGCTAGTCGTAACCGCTTGGGCGCTATTGCCCCCTAAAGTGATCAAACCTTTTGCTATATCGCGCAGCTGCGCCATTGCATCTTGTTTGTCGTTTTTAGCTTGCTCGTCTGCACTTAGCATTAACTCGTACTTAGTCAACTTGCTGCAAATTAAGGGTAAACCGCTGTGCTCTATCACCTGGGGCGCAAGGGGTAAAGCATAGCGCTCTGCTAAATAACCATTCATCAAATTACTCATGCTGATAATGGTTTGCTCAATAAACGTTAAAGCTTGCTGAGCTTGTGCTACATTTTTCGTTTGAAACGTACCTACATCACCACCGCCGATCACAACAGCAAGCAATTCGTCATCAACCATCAAGTCAAGCTTGCCAGTAATTAACGTGTTTAACTCCCGTGTACCCATTAACGCCATAAGCGCAGCTGCGGTGATATAGCTCATTATGCTTGCTCGCCTTGTTGCTGGTTAAATACAGCCCATGCGTTATCACGCAACGTAGCACTTACCTCAAAACCAACAGCTTTAGTAAGTACATCAGCTTGTGGCGCACCGTCTTGTTTCACATTTTCTGCAACGGTTAAATCTAATGCACCAATGGCAGTTACTACCTGCTCAAGCTGCTGTTCGGTTAACGCATCAGTTACTGGCTGCTTAACTTCACTGTCGGTTAGCTCAGAAATAGCACCACATGCAAGCAATGGTTTAGCGTCTTTTAACGACAATGCTAACGTTGAATTCTCTGTACCTGGTGCAAACACTTTTTTGTTGTGTCGCACGTTCCAATTGGCTTGATAATTTTTTGTATCGCTCATAAATCACCTGGTTAAAAATATAAAAAGGCATCCTTGCTGCCATCCATGGCTAATGCACTGTCCTTAGTTCCGGTTACCGTTTGGCCGTGTTACTTAGCACCTTGGATCAAGAAACCCGCATCCATACCCGTTAGCATTGGCGCACGTTCGTACTCAACACCTGCAACCCAAGACTTAACGGTTTTATCAAACCAGAATGGCTCAACATCAGGATGTTTCATACCAGGCGCATCAAGCACATAGGTGTAGCCGTAACTCATTTGAGCATGTGAGGTAATAACGTTTGGTACGTAAGCCATCACCACATCAGACGACCACACATCAACAAAATCTTCAGCGTCTTGGTTTACAATAGTGGCTAAGCCAATAACCACTTTTTCAATATCAAAAATCTTTTGATAGTGCTCAACCGTCATAATTTTTAATTCATCATCACGGAATTTAGCCAGCAACTTAGGGTGTTCACATAAGTCGTTATGCACATCTGCCGGAATTAACATAGTGTTAGGATAAACACCTGTTTTTTGGCGAATGGCTTCGCGACCATCTTTAACGTCTTTGATTGGGTCTGAGTTAGCATGATCTGACCATTTATCAGAGCCTGACAACGACACCTTATTGTTAGTGCCGTAGCTGTCAGCATTACGTGCAAGTGATGCTTGTTGGTATTCCAAATTGTTATGTTCAATTTGCATTACCGCATCAAGTGATGTGCGCTGGAAATTTAAGCCTGGTACTTTTTGTTGTTCATGTAGCCATTCTTTAGGCACAACACAATCAAGTGCGTTGCTTTCTAATGAATAGTTAGTGTCAGCAAAACCAACAGTGAAGCGTTTAGTGGTTGAACCTGGCGCACGACGAGTATTCATCACACGAAAGGCATCTTTACCAAACTTTAACATTTTACCCGCTTTAGCTGGCACACCCACACGTGGGAATAAGTTCATACCGACTAACCCAGGGTTGGTGTAACCAAACGCCAAGTTAGATAAAACAGGGTCTACAACGCGAATATTTGAACGATTCATGGCTAATGTCCTTATGAGTTAGCAGGTAAAAGCAAAGCTTCGAACTTTTGACCAGCAGCTGTAGTACTGGTTAATGCACGGGCAACGGTTTTACCTGCCGCTTTTTGGGCAAAACGACCATCAGCAGTAGATACCTGAATAAGATCGTCTACATCAACCGCAGCACTACACTCCAAAATTGAAGTACCTAAAACATCAAGGTTTAGTTCATCACCAACTTGCGCTGAAAAGTCCGACACGCCTAACATCGCACCACCTACAACAGGTAAGTTGCCTGTCGCGGTAACAGCTCGACACGCTTCAACTTGCGCTGCGGCAACCACCGTCATGGTAAATACGTTTCGTTTAATAAGTGAATGCATAACTTAACCTCCTGTTACTGCATCAAGAGCAACTGCATACGTACAGCTATTTTGCTTTTGGTACTGAAGTGCATTTGTGTGAATGTCGTCATGGTCAACTGAGTCAGTGCTCAAGTTATCCAAATCAATATTGTCGGTTAAGCTGTGCTTAGCGCCGTTTTCAACCATGGCTTTCATGAACTCAACAGGTGACTGCTTAACGGTTTCAGCTTTCTCGCCTTCGCCTTTGCTAAATTCAAATTTAACGCTTTGTTGGTCTGCACCTGCGCCACCTTCAATGTGCGCCATAAATTCAGCAACACCTTCAGCTTGGGCGGGTAATAGCTTACCTGCAGCAATTTGTGCTTTTACCCACGCGTTGTTGTCTTTTACGCATTGGTTAAATTCCATCGTCGCTTTATCTTTTTCTAGCGCAGCAATGCGGTCTTTATCCGTTTGCTGGCCTTGGCTAAATTGTGCTTTTTGAGCGTCGAGAGCAGCTTTCACTCTCTTATCGGCTTCAGCATCTAGCTGTTCTTGAGTGAATTTCCTCACGTCGTCTTCCTCCAAAGGATGGTTTGTAGTGTTTCCAGGGTTTGAACTTGAACCAGGGGCTGAAGAAAACTGCATTAAAGGGTCATGCGGGTTTTCTTCTTCAATTTCTTGGCGAATAGAAGCACGTTGCAGCCAATCAATTTCCCATTCGTTAACCATGCTGTCAGCATTTTCTTCAGTCATGCCATTAGTACGCATGTAGGTTTTAAAATTGCGTAAGAACTTGGTCAGTAAATTGGCGGTTTGTGTTTCAACTGAAAAGTCAAAATGTGTAACAGCGGTTGCAGCTGCATTAAACTCGCGCATGCCAACAGGTTCAAGGTTTAAAGCAGGCTTAACCGCACCTAAAAAGGCAACGTGGTCAATGTACCAGCCCTTGTCTTTCGAATATTCAAGCCCTAATGAACGCTTGCCAAAGTTGCCTTTAATCACGCTAGTAGCAAAACCCACATCAACGTTGTCGCCGTTTAAATACAGCTTATCGTCATCTGTTAGTTTAATTTCTTTAGCAAAACCGTATGACGGCTCATTAGCTTCAGGGTGTGTGGTTAAAAATGGGATAGTGTTGGGAACAAAGTTATTAACCATTTGCTGTAGGTCGTCTTTGCTAAATTCATGCACTTGGCCGTGACGGTCAGTGTGCTTACCAGCATAGAAGCCTTCGAAAAATGGCAACTCAGTGACCTGGGCTGATGCGTTAGCAATAACGTCAGCCAAAGGAACTTTTTTAAGTGTTGGGGTTTTAGTTTTCATGGGGCCAGTGTGCCCCAATTGAAGCTTTGCAACTTCTGGAAAACATTTGACGTATAACTCGTCAGCTGTCTTTTTTTACATTACGAACTGCACCGAGAAAATGCAACTTTAATATTCTCCCTGTTTTAAGTTGTGCCTCTTGGTTTTAAGTCTTCCCCATGCAGTTCGTAGTCAGCTGCGTGGGGCTTTTTAACCATTAAGTTAATAGGCAGTTCAATGAACTCATACCAACGCAACCGTTTTCAACACGCCAAAATAAGGCAATCACTTACGGTTTGGGTACTGGCCTTAGCGCCCAGTGTTCAAACCAACCCACAATTAATATTTCTTGCAGGTAGCCCAACACAAGAGCCGCATTACTTAACTGACACGCCCAAGCATTCTGCGTGGTATCAGTCAAAGCACCATGCAAACAGCGCATTAACACCCGCGTTAAAGCAAGCAGGCTTCATTGCTACTCAAACCATGACATACAAGTAGGCCGCCAATGACTGAGTGCCGAGAAATATGCGAATTGTGTGAACAAGAGTTTTCGCCATTAAGTTCAGCCCGTGGTATTGAAGCTGATGTGTGTATTAATTGCAGAATTCAAGGCTTTACTGGCGAGCCAAAGAAGAAGACTGTTTCTAGCATTAAAATTCGTGATGGAAGGTATCCGCTTCAAGAAAAGCATTTGCCCAAGCTTTTGTATCTGGCTTTGATTATCGGCGTGGTTTATGGCGCTTTAATTACTTATGCAATGATGAGAAATACATGATCACACTTCACTTTTGCACCTTGTTTGGCTTTTTGTTTCATGTATTCAACTTAGCCATACCTAACGATGCCATTGGGTATGGCAGGCCTTATAACAAAACAAGCAAACGCTATTCATGTCGGGGGTCTCCGCAATCAACGCTGCTACCTAAAAGGTTACCGCACGGTTTAGGGCCATGTAGGAACCGACATTGATTAGAAACAGGTTGCTTCACAGGTAAAGGTGAAAGGTTAAATGTGAAGCAACCACCCAACGGAAAAAGCGACATGAAAGTACTACTTAAAGGCACTGAAACGAAACAACGTATTGATTTATTACTGCAGCTAACCAAAGCCACAAGCCCGAACAAGAAGCAAGCACTGTATGACTACTTCTGTAACGGTAAAACCATGTCATTAGCCGCCGTATTAAACAGCACAACACAGCCTAAGCTTTCAAACCTAATTGCCAACATCGAGCAAAAGGCACAAGTCGTTGAACAATTACACGCGCTTAAAGCTAAGCGTTAATTTAATTATCCCCCTTAACTAGGTATAGGCAAAACATGAATATATACAGCTGGTTAATATTATTAATTCACATTCACTTAGCACTTGGCTTAGTCACGTTTATTGGCATGATGATAGCCACACAAAACCGTGACTACTACGACAAGCCCACCATCAGCAGTACCACAACGGTGTTCTTTTTTTGTTTGCTTATTTGGCCCTGGTGTATTTATTGGGAACACCAGTTACGCGAAAACCACAACCGCGTTTATGGCACACCACTAGCCAAACTTAAAAAACACCAAGCCACTAAAACCCGTATTAAACACCCATTAAACGAACCTTTAACAGGCGAGCAAGACTTTTACTAAGGGGGCAACATGCCATCACTTAAACAAAAGCAGTACTTCGAAGAAGGGCAAACCGCAGCATTGTGTGGCAAAACACTTGAGCAATGCCCTTACAAAAAAATAGAACGTAAAAGTGCATGGAGGCGAGGCTGGCATGAAGGTGCCTTAATCAAAGGCATTCAAGGCAACAAGCCGATTGAAAGCCAAGCAACCAGTACACGCATTGCAGCCTTGCGCAATATATTACATAGCACAGGAGCACACGCATGAAGTTTAGTCGTACTGCACAAAAAAGGTTTTGGCTTACTTGCTTAGCACTAGGCACAGCATTTGACATATACATTTGGATTATTTGGAGCACATCATGAAAAGCACACTACTAACTAAGCTAATCGCCACGTGTTGGTTAGCGCTATTTTTTATCCTGGCATTAATATGGTCGGTTATTCAATTACCACTTTCAATCATTAGTACAGGCTGCGCGTTATTTGGCTCAGGCAAGGTAAAGCAATATGGCCTGAACTGTTTAATAGGCAAAGACAATATGTTTTCAGCACAAACAGGCGGCGACCCTGACGAAACCATTAGCAGCAGGCTAGGCAAAGCACGCAAGCGCGGCTCTGGCTGGGGCAAAGTAGCCAACAAAGTAGACCTAGTGGCTAAAGAACTGTTTAACGATCATAACCACTGCAACAACTCAATTGAAGCCGACGAAGGTAAAGACCAAGTCACGCGGTATTAACACAGGAGAACACCATGGAAAATCAACACAAGAAAATCAAAGGTTATCGTGATTTAAGCCAAACAGAAATTGACTTAATGAATGAAGGTAAGGCACTCGCCGAACAAGTAGGTGAATATATTGCCAAACTTGAATCACAGCCAAACTTAGACAAACGTTGGATTGCAACAGGCAAAACTGATTTACAAAAAGGGTTTATGTCGGCCATTCGTGGCATTGCTCAGCCAACAACTTTTTAGTTAATTTATGGCTAAAATATTACTCTTAGACGATTTAGGACTTGGCTCTTTAGCATTATCATTGCTGAAGCAAACGTTAGAGCATGAAATTATTCTTGTATCAAATAGCGCCGAACTAAGTGCTGAAGATGAAAAATTAATAGTGATTGATAAAGCCAGAAACGTCGCTTTAGCCCAAATGCCTGAAGTTAAACATTTGCAACCTGCAGCTGCTGTCATACCAACAGATAACAGTTGGCGTGGTGGTAGCATTGGAAAAGGTGGAAAAGTGAAATACAGACGGGGTTAACCATGCAAGCTTATCACATACCTAAACACAGGAAATTGCCTAGTAGAAGTAAATGTAAATTTCTGTGCCTGGCTAAAACTTACGATAAACATAAAGCATGTTTAGACGAGTATTGCTATAAAACAGGCCAAAGGCCATATCAGGTAAAAGAACGTTAACGTTGAAGTATAATTTATTTTGAACTTATTAAATCATGCTTAACAAGTTCAAACACTTTCAACATTAAACCCTTTTTAAAAGCCCTTTAAAAATCATTTAACGGGCTTTTAACCTTTTATAACGAACCAACATATAAAAACACAAAAACAACCGCTTAAAATGCGTTTTAGTGGGTTTGTTTATATTTAATTGAACAGTATTTAAAAACGACAAGTAGCAATTGGGTGCTCACCACTAAAGGGCGAGTATATGTTTATAGACCATCGGTTTTTTAATGCTTGGCTAGATTCCATGCTTTTAATTTGCTGGCATATAGTACGCGCTTCACTTCCTGTGCTATCCACGCGAAAATTAATTGCTCTTGAAAAACCACTTATTTCACACTGGGTAATTACTTTGGTGTTTTCTAAAACATCACATAAATTAAAAGCCGCATTTATTGCTTGTTCATTTTTTATCTGTTCAGGCGTACGTTCTTTTTTACTACAACCTGCAAGATTCAACATAACGATGAACGCCAATAAAATGTATCCGTACCGCTTCAACATAAAACCTCCCTTTGAACCATAATTTTTAATAATTTAATCATAAAATGTCGTAAAATCATAAACTTTTGTCGTATTTACACTATTGTAACGAAACAAGTTTTGTTAAATTAACCAACAAAGGGACTTTATAAACATAGCCAATGAATAGCTAACACCTCATGTTATGCCTAATATTGCCCCTATCGCCGTCATTCTAATAATAAAGAAGTAAATATATGGAAAGCAGTAACAACGCGATTAATACTTTAGCAAACGGTAACTTAGGGGCTCAATTAAAAAGAGCGCGAATTAGCTCGGGATTAACGCAACAACAAGTTGCTACCCAATTAGGGCTTAGCCGTGAAACAGTGAGCGCCATTGAAAGAAATAAAGAAAGCACCATCAAAGCATTAAAGGCTCAAACCATAGTTGAATGGTTTAATTTGTGCAGCAAACAAATGTCTGAATCGGCTAAATCATCATTTATCTATTCAATCCTCCGACTGTTCAGAATGTAACATGATAGTTAAACACTACCTAAATAAAGCCATACGCGCATTAATAGCAGGTACTGTTTTATATATAGGCATTATCACTATTGGTCATGGTGAACTATTTGACCGCTTCTATTTACTTGTACTTCTTGGCCTAATTACCTATAGCGTTATAGTAAAAGAAAGTAACATACTGGGTGTGGCCACCATTCTTTTTGCGGCAAACATGGCCGACGAACTGCTTTATTTATTACCTGATCATAGTACAAGCAAACTACTGCTTTACAGTTTGTGTGGCTACATACTCTATGTACTTAAAGACGATAAAATTACCCAACGCATCGCCATACCTGTATTTACGCTATGTGTCATTGCAGAGCTTTACTGGTACCACACAAATTACCAAGCACCACAAATATATTATTACCTTGGCTTACTGGTTATTAATTTGGCGGTAAGGCGAGTTATCTATTTTAGGCACTTAATTACATTACCAAGTAGGTTAGGCACTAATAGCCAGCTTATTACCTTAGACAACGTAATATATAACGCATCAGCGTATTTTGTTATTGCGATTGCAGCCTTAACCCTTGAATACCTGATAAGACACCTAAGCCAGCTATCAATTACCTATGTGTATTATGCTTATCAATATTTTGCTAGGGCTCTTCTTATTTATTACTTAGTGAAAACGATAGATTACATTTTCAAAACACGCTTTCAAATAACCGCCTAAAAACTACACTAAAGAACTTTCTTGTATTGGTCGATAATAAGTCGATGTGGAAATAATTCCACATTGAATACTTTTTATTCGACAATTTAATCAGGAAGTCACCATGAAACAACTAAAAATCATCTTTTTTATTCTTTTTTTTGTAGCAGCATTTAACGCAGACGCAACAGGGAGCAAAGTTAAGCACACCTGCTGTC